CTATACTCTAAGAACGTTGAGTTTGATGAGAGTGACCAAATGATGCAGAGAAACCTTCGACAGCAACTTCACGTACAGGCCAATGGATATCGGCATGATCCATACACTTAGAATAATCACCAGCGAATTCCTTCCATTCGTCTGTCTGATCAATAATGTAAGGAGGAGTATCCTCATCAGGAATGTTAAGTGTGCCGTCGGGTCTATGTGAAGGAAAGAATTTGACTTGAGTCACACGTCGCCAGAAGGGATGAAACTGCTTAGGATCGTCTTTCCACAAATGACGATACCAACCTGCAGGATGAATATTGGAACTGAAGATGACTGTGTGGTGATTAAGATCAACACCAGCTCCTTTGATATTAACTGAAGGTCCAGGCTTCCCGATGTCACAAACTTCTTTGAGGCGTGAAAAAGGTTCCTGGCCACCAAATTCTTCAAAATGAATGACACGTTGCCCTTTGTACGCTGTACGTCCACCGCCCCAGAAGTTGCCGTCATCAGGATTACGGCGGTAGTACCGTTCAACTCTGGGTTCCAGGCTACTAGTGGAGTCGTGTTCCATACACATAGTGGTTTTACCAGTACCTCCAGCTCCGTAGTAGATGATCACATCGGTGACGTCTCTTCTCTTGTCCTCAGCATGGCGCCCTTCGTGGTACTTCTTCCCCCAGGAGCAAGTAACCAAAAGCTTCTTGGATTCTTCAGATTCATGAACAATTTGGTCCCATGTCCAGATACGAGGTTTAGACTCAATGTATTGACGTTGTTCCTCGATAGCATCGTCCCGAGCTTTTCTCTTGTCCTTTTTGCGGTTGCCACGTACAAATGAAGGATCAAATTTTAAATCTTTGTCTTCATTTCCCGGCCATGTATAAGGGTCAAAACCGTCCATGCGACTTTCAAGCTTATGAACATAATTGATGGCGCCCTGGCGTTGGTCTTTTGATGTTTTACGTGCAGTACGGCAATCCCAACCAAGATCATGAGACTTAAAGAGTGTATCGAGAGTGAGAAAGAAAGGTCTAACACTATGTTTGAACTCGACGTATGCATGAATGTGCTTCCTCTCGGTTTCAGGGCAAAGTTCATACTGAGAGAACCAGTTGGATACCCTATGAACATTCGCCCTTCCGAGGATGAACTCGGGTTCCAAGTACTTGGACTCAGAAGTAGGTGGAAAGTATGTGAGGATAGCTCTGCCAATTCTGGTGTTGTTCGAGACTTCCCTATACTCAGTAGAGGCACTGAGATCGTCAACTGGTTGAGTATCGATGGTGATCGAACAATCGATAGAAGCTTCATCACAGATTATTTGTTGAATATCGAAGGAATTATCAGACATGGTGCGAAAAACCATTTTTATAATTTATGAGAGGAATCGGAAGCTGAGATACACCACCAGACCACTGGAAAATGTCTGTTCTTTCCGTTGAAACAATTGCCCGCCAATTTTTCGTAGGCACGAATGGAAATGAACGGACGTAAGGAGGCGGGCTTTAGTCCCGTTGGCCAATTTAGCTGAAGACCAAGACCGCAAAGATGATTAGTATTATTCTTTGCGGTCTTGGGCTAAATACTCCGAGCTGTAGTATGTGCAAGTACGGCAGCCTACGATCGGAGTATTTAGCCCAGCTAAATAGACAAAGTAGCCCCTGGGCTACTGGTCTAAGAGCTAAGAAGAGGCTTATGTGATCCTGAAGCATCGGGATCTGCTCATAAAAAAATTGTGAGCAAATAAGCACACATATAGTAAACAAGTAACAAGAAAGATTACCAATAAATGGTTAGACGCAGAGGAGGAAAAACCGCCGGTTCGAAAAGGCCAAAGATGTCAAGCAAGAACTTTGGAGCGAACCGAAAGCGGGACTTCCGTAGACCAGCAAGAAAGAGCAAGGCGAAGAAGGCTAGGAGTATGGCTCCTGCTAAGACTGTTAGGAAGTCTACTACCGCTGGTGCTCATAGTAAGCATTTCTCGGTAATTGGTAATCCATTTTCGAAGGCTACACAGCAACCACAAATCCCCGATGGACGGATGCTTGAGAGTTTACCTCGAAGGTGTCAGCTAGTAACGGAGATACGTAACAATGTTACAGTTGGATCAAATCCAACTTACATATTGGTAGCCCCGTCACTCGGGTTAGCGTTCCAAGCATACCAAGATACAAATGTTCCAGGTGGTCTGGATTCTTCTGTATATGGGTTACAAAATAGAGGATGTACAGTTCGAGCGAATTTATCTGCAACTTCGATCGAGAATTACAACGACATTGCTAAATGGAGAATCGTTTCCCAAGGAATCAATTTAAAGCTGAATAACGTCGAAGACGAAAACGACGGTTGGTATGAAGCTTGTAGATTCCAACACGACTGGACTCCAGACGAGTTGTGTCTAAGATCAACTGAGAACGACGCATCAACAATCTCTCAGGATGAAGATCTTGTAATGGGTGTGATTTCGTCGTCATTTATGAATGGAGCGCTCAACACAATTGGCAATAATATGGTGGAACAAAGAGGTTATGAGAGTGGTCTATTAAAGAACATTCATAAACGTATGTTCCAGTTGCACAACAATACTAGTGCCATTCGTCCAAAAACACTACAAGGACAGTTTAATTACGGTTCTGAAATTACCTTTTCTGGAACAGAGAGTGAAGCTAGATTCACCGACGTACCATCCAATAGGCAACTAGTGGATAGTCTTTGGCACAATGACTATGACTGTATTTTGATTAAGTTGTATCCTCGTGAGAACACTGGGGCTGCTGGACAAACTGGAAGCGCCCTCATTGTAAACGCTATTCAAAATTTGGAGCTGCAATATTCTCCAACTAGTGATCTTTCTACATATCACATTGCGAATAAACGCGCGAGAATGGTGGAAGCAAAGTTGGACAAAAAGAACAACACCGATGCAGCTGGTGAACCTTTTGTTCCTGGCTCCAGCAGGTAAGTTGATTGTGGGATTTTGGTAGATAAAAATTATGGTGATCTTAACAGGTTAAATTTCAGATAGTGATCCTGATAGCGTCATGGACGATATATATGGGGATCCTAACGGGATTCATTACGAGAGTATCAATGAACAGAATCCGTTTCATTTTACAGAAGGAATAGGAGTCAGTCTCAATCATGATGGTAGTGTAAATCTCCATCATGCCGAAGCGGACTCTCGATATGATTCGAAATCATGGCAAGATTTAAACGAGCACATAGAGTTAGCGATGTCAGGTTTTCCTGATGAAAAATATTTCAAGAGCTACATGAAAGAATCCGAACTTTCTGATCTATGGGCTGCAGCGTATGCCTCTCCAGCAGGCATGGCTAAGCGTGTAAACCCTCTTACTGGCAAAAAGGAACTCTTTATTGCAGGAACGAGAAATGACGTCAATTGGGCACAAAATTTCGCAGAAATGGGACATACCAAGGTAACACAGTTTGGAGATGCAATCGAAGAACATGTACCTATGGCAGACAAAGGCAAGGCAAAACTCCTGAAAGGATTTATGCAGACAGTCTTTTTTCCAGGTGGTATTAGTAAACAATTGTCGGCAGCCGAAGGCGTTGAAATCAATCAAATGATTTTAGACGAAGACATTGATGTGGTTTACGGGCATAGCCGAGGCGCAAGCTACTTTAGCTTCATTGACGACTCCGTCACCAAGATTGGCTTAGATGGAGCTGAAGTATTGACTAGTGATGATACGGATTACGTTAATTTACAATCAGAAGATTGGTTTACCAAGGGTATTGGAAAGAAAGGGGGTCATCATGTGAGAATTAAAGGAACTAGTCAGCATTTTGTGGTTGGCACAAAGGCTGATAAGAAACGCATGAGAGATGATCGCCCTATCATCAAGGGCAAGTTGCTGAAAATCGATAAAAAGGCCGAACGAGCCAAATTTTCAAAGAAGGGTATCTCGATAGCCAAAGGAAGAAAATTTAAAGATCGAGCCAAGTTAACAGGAAAAACTGGTCTCCGTGTAGGGATAGGAACTATTGCTAGTAAGGTAGATCAGGCTGTTAACATGACTGATGTCGGAGAAGCCGTTAAGAAGACGGTTGGCGTGAAAGACTCCTCTGCTGAACTCCTTGCAAAGGGGAAGAAGAGGGATCGTTTGAAGGCAAGACAATTCCAACGTAGACCTCCCAAGAAGAGAGCTAAGAAGAGTGATGACTCGGTCAGCCTCTGAGTAAGGGTAACCCATCCGTATAGGGTGTAAGGATCGAGAAAATGTTCCAGGTGTTTACATCCATTTTGGAGATGGAAGCGGGGGATGGGAGTATGTAACCCCGAAATATCCCACAGGGTGAGTATAGTCCCCCAAGAAGAACCAATGCTCACAACGGGTGGCTGACCAGATATTTCGGCCTTCTGGGTTAGTCAGGGTCTCCTTGTTTTATTAAGAAGGGGAAGAAGCCTGGGGCGGGTGTCTTAATTGATAAAAAACAAGGTAAATTAATATAAAATAAAAATAATACGGGAATTAACTAAATTAGTCTAATTATCGTGGGTTTCAATCTGTGTAAGTACTTCTCCGTTGAAATGAACCTCAAGTTCTTCACCATCAATGTCAAAATCAGTGGTAGAAACGGTAATATCATCGAAAACGTTCTGCAAATCAACATTTACATTGATTGGGGATGGTGGAAGGAAGACAGGGTTAATATTCTGGCGCACTTCACGGTTAAACTTCTCCATTTGCTCCTGTTCACGGGCAATAAACCAACTCTGAGGAATCAAACCACGAAGATCAACGCGATGGACGTAATGCATGAGCCAATTAATTGGGTTGAAAGACCAACGGCGTTCGACAGAAGTGATCTGATCAAGAGCAGAAACAGGATATTCTCCATTAAACCAAGTCTCAAAGTAACTACAGAGGTCAGCATGTTCTTCATGAGTGATGTGGTTACAGGTATACCAAACATCAAGGAGAATGAACACATCGTTAAGTTTGAATCCATACACATTACCATTATCCATGATAATAACAACCTTCCCCTCCTCATGCTCCACCTCAGTCTTGAAAGAAAAACAGTGATCAGTAACCTTACAATGAGTAAGTGGGTGCACAAGTTCGTGTTGAGCGTAGATATGGACGGTAACAGCTGGTACAAGCATGATTTGGACAGGTTCAAAATGTTGGACGACTTCAATGAGTGTTGTAATTTTGCACATTTGGATTTTATGAGCTCATCTGTGAATGAAAATGAGCAGAGGCTTCTGGTTTCATCGTAAAATTCAACGGGTCATAGGGTCATTCGCGCAAAATGTCCCGTTAAAAAATTGCGCGTACTGTATTTCGCGCGTTTTTCTTGACACCACAGGGTAGCGTCATCACTTTCGCGCCAAATTTCTCACCCCATCGGAAAAACGGAGTAATTATTCGGAAAAACGGAGTAATTCAGCCCCGTTTCGGAGAATTCCCATCTAAAATGATCTAATCCCGGGCTAAAATGGGTCAATCCCGCCGGGAATGGGCTAGTCCCGCGAAGGCCTACGGCCTAGCGACTCGTTAAGGAGAAGAAGAGCATTAGGGCGGTAGCCCGGCGATTCGCTTAATTTATCGCTTCTCCCACGGGGAGTAACGGCTTCTCGAAGAGACCGGTACGTGACCGAAAAAGAAAAAAAGAAGATTAAAAGAAAAGAAATAGCGCGGCTTGGACTAGGAGGTAAGCACCGCTGGGGCCTCGCCGCGCAGCGTCCCTACTGATACAATCTAAAGGGCCCCGCAGGGTAATTAAGGAAATAATTTTTAGTTTA